CGCCACCTGATTTTCCCCTTCGGGGAGACGCGTGAGTCACGTCTTTAAATAACGACTGGTGCCGTGAGCTGCCCTTGGCTCTGACCGGGTCGCCGATCACAGCGAAATGTGAAGGGTTTTAGTGGGACACCGCCTGATCCCGCCCAAGAGGTAGACGCGCGAGTCACGTCTATAAATAACGACTGGTGTCTTGAGTTGCTCATCCTCTGATTGAGCCGTGTGATACAACGATAAAGTGTCATCCCCCTCTATGAACACAGAAGAGAAGGTCGAAGTGAGCGCCCGACCTAAAAAGGCCACCACTGGCTCTGAGAGGAGCCAAACCCCACCGCCACGGAACCCAAACGTGGCGGTGGCCACACCGGGAAGAGGAAAGTCTCAATCCCAGGGTAAGGCAAACCGAAATGAAGGCGATAAGCCGGACAAAGGTAAACCGAGAACCTGGAAGAAGGTTGAAGCTGACCAAACTACCAAAACGAATCGAGAACGGGTGCTGGCGAAAGCTAAAGATTCGTACAACTCCACCCATCACTTGCCAAAGTCGCCGTTGGCAGTTGATCCCAAGGTCACAGTGCAGGGAGTGACTGATGAGGAGGTAGAGAGGAAGCACGATAAGGGTCCGGATGGGAAGAGAGAACGAAAGGAGATGTCACAGAAACCACCACCACCTCCCCCCAGTGCTGTTAATCCAGTGGTAGATTCTGGAGTGCCTGGGCACAAGCTTGTGCGATCACATGAAACACGCACGCTTGAAGTGACGTTCTGTACCTATTACGTGCCGGACATTAAACTCTGGGCGGGTTATTCCTCCTTCCGACAGTACCATCATGTCGAAGGGGATGTTGAGTATACATCAGTCATAAAAACACCAGTGGCTGACTTCAAGTATACATTTTTATCCCCCGAGCTTGTACCTGTCCGTATCCCATCAACTCTGGTTGATGAGCTTGCCCAGCATTGGCTTGCTGGAAAAGCTGACACGATCGAGGAGTATGAAACTAATGTTTTGAACTGTATCCGATTGTGCCGTAAGATGAATATAACGGCTGAGCAGGAGCGTGAGGCTGTTCTGTGGGCACCATACTTGGCTGCATGCATGGGACAGTCTTATTATGCAAAGATTAAGGCTCTGCTCACTCGCCGATTCATTGACGTCACAACTGTCTACATTGTGATCAGTTTGATCGTTTATTTCATGAGCTTATACTACTCCTTCGCGATCCCCCCTCCGCCACGTTGGTATCCTTGGGATCCCTCGTGGTTCTCTCGTCCCTTTTTCCACTTTCGACGACCACCCGCCCACACTTTAGCTGACGTTCTATTTAATGCGCTTCCAAGTGTGTATGATGCTGGATTTGACTTTATAGTCGGTGTTATGTCCAGCATCAATGATTCGTTGTCGATACAGCCAAGGTGGATAGTTTGTGAGGACTGGTGGTTGCCATATCATTGGTTGCCAATGTGGGAGTGCTCACCTACCTGGTACAGGTCAGTTGGAAAATTTACATTGAGTTCATGGTTTTTGATACCTGCACAAATTCTCGACAAGATCAGCCCAATGGTTTGGGTAGCGATTATGTTCCTGGGTTATACTGCATATTATCATTATCGACAACCATGGTTCACATTCACAACTGTAGCAGAAGAGGTGGGCCTTTTGGTGTTTCGGTCAATGATGTCCTATTGGAGTCTAATGGCCGCGAACATTTGGTACATGTTATCGCATTGGGCTGTCTTTTGGTTCGAGCTGTGGCTACGTCGGAAATATCGAGCAGATACTTGGTCTCGTATTATCCGTGTATTCCTTCTCCATACTTTTATAGCCTTTTGTGGTATGTACCATCCTGCCGTGGCATTGATGTCACATATGGTAATCAACTTCTCATTGTTATACAATTTGAACTTGTGTGAAACTTATGAACTGAGTCTCACGCGACTTGAAGCACCAAAATCTTGCAAAAAGGGAGCAAAGATTCAGGAACCCTGGTTTGAAGGGAAGATGAATCGTAAATTGGCCAAGATTGAGGAACGTCAGAAGTCACAGGTTCTTGTTGGCATAAAAGCAATGGCGTGGCGACCCGTTGCTTACGCCAGCAACTATTGGAACGAGCTGCAAGCATTATATGCTCGTGTTGTCAAATTGACGCCCGTTCCTAATGTCACTACAATGAGAAGGTTCATTCGTTGGAGCAAAATGCATCATAAGGAGTTCTTTGGAGCTCCGGAGATACATAGTGTGTCCTTTGACAAGTACATCGAAAACTCAAATGCTAGCCCAAGTGTAAAACGTATACTACGTGAAACGCATGAAAGGCTTAAGGCTGAGGGGATCGATGAAGACTCTGTCTTGACACCGGAACAGCTCCATGAATGGACTCGCCGTAAGGCGTTTGTCAAGGTCGAGAACAACGTTTATCGAACACCTCTTGGTAGAAAGGAGAAAGCACCAAGGCTCATACAAGGAGCACCACCTGAATTCATTGTTCTGGTGGGGCCCTATATAGCCGCGTTGCAGGCTTATATCAAGAAGAAGTGGAATGTCAACAACTACGTGTGCTTCACAAGTGGCGTCAAAACCACCAAAACAGCCAAATTTGTTGATGTACCCGGATGGACGATTCTCGAGGATGACGTTTCTGCATGGGATGCTTCTATAGGGCCGGATCTTTGTCGTTTTGAGGTCTGGTTCGTAAAGCAGTTCGGTGCACCGCGTTCTGTTGTCGACCTCATGAGAGCCAACGTTGACACTCATGGCGTTACCGCGCATGGCATTAAATACAAGGTACCTGGAGGTCGCAAGTCTGGCGACCCCTATACCTCTGTGTTCAATTCAGTGCTCAATGGATTGATGCACGTGTGGATATACCATCAACACGTGCAGTGCCCTTTCCCTCAATTGCGTAGTAAAATCAAGATGTTGGTTCAAGGAGACGACAATCTATGTGTACACGAGCCCACAGCAACACCCGTGCCGTGGGCAGCTAAGATGCGAGAATTGGGTTTTGAAGCAGAG